ATCTTGCGAAATCGCAAGTTCTACCTCTACTAAAGAACTTAAAGAAGTGAAAGAAGTTATTACACCACCAAGTGGTGGTGACGTGGTGAAAGCGTTTGTGGATGCTTTCGTAAGCCTCTACAACGAAACCCCTGATAAGCAACTCATCGGTCGCATTGGTCGCGATGCAAAACGGATGCTGGCTGAAGGAAAAGAACTTCTGGTGTTGGTCGCGAGTGCCGAAGCGTGCGCGCAAAGCGGACACGGAAACTTGCCAGCGTCCTACACCCAGACAATCACCGCAGGGAAACGAAACGCCCCACGCGGTTTCGCTGGCATCAAAGAGTTCTTGGAGGATTTGAATGACGCCAATTGAAGTTTCCGAAGTGCTCGCTTACGCATCAGCGGCGCACCCATACATCTCCCTAAGCAAGGAGACAGTTTCGGTGTACGCCGACTTGCTCGCCGACCTTGACTACGAAGCCACCAAACGCGCTGTAAGGCGCCTGTCGGCGTCAAACGACAGATTCCCTAGCCCTGCCATCATTCGCAAAGAAGTCGCTCGCCTAGCAGGGGTTTTGCCACCAGACGCTTCGGATGCGCTGACCGAGGTTTTGGTGCAGATGGAACGACACTCAAGGCAACTCGGGATTGAACCGTGGAGCCATCCAATTGTGGAAGAGGTGGTTCGTTCTTTGGGAGGTTTGTACCGTTTCAGAATGTCCGAACAACCTGACACGTTGAGGGCGCACTTTTTGCGCGTCTACGACAAAGCAACTGAAAAGCACGAACGCGCCACCGTTCTTTCACGAGGCGCCCAAGAGATAGGTTTATCAAATGAAACGAAGCGCGCCATTACGGAGAACGCCACTCAAACGAAGCACAACTCCTCTCAAGCGCACGCCCTTGAAGCAGAAACCATCTAGGTCGGCTTCAAGCGATGTTAAGAAACAAATCAACCAGCGCACAAACGGACGGTGCGAAGCGCGCCTTGACTGTTGCACCTACGAAGCAAATCATCTCCACCATCGCCTTCGCAGGTCACAAGGTGGAAAAGAAACTCCTGAGAACCTTCTTGCAGTCTGCTGGACTTGCCACGAAGACATCCATCGCAACCCTAAACGGTCATTTGAATTAGGTCACCTCTTACACCAACCCGATAAAGGAATAGAAAATGAATAACCCAATCACCGACAAACTTTGTGCCGAAATTCAAAAAGCGCAAATGTCCATCACAGGTGGAAACGCCGACCTGCAAGACCTCTGGATTTTGCTGGACAAGGTAGAACACCACCTTCGTGAGAACGACGCCGTACATGGTCAAGTCATCAGACTGTTTTCCAAAATTGGCTTAGGCAAAGTACGCATCGGCGATGCGGTAATTCCTCCAGCCTTGACGTCAAGTGGCATTAGTTTCATAGAGTATTCTTCTCTTGATGACTGACCACGACGAAATGAGACGCGCAGTAGCGCACGCCTCGCATGGCAACTGCACCTGTGCGCTTCAGAACAGGCTGGACAAGTTTCGGTGGGGAATGAACATTGAGGACTGGACACAAATCATGAGAGACCTGTTCTCAAGGATTGACCAGTTGGAGTCCGCGCTGGACGAAGTCGGCAACGCTCTCGTCAGCATTGTTGGTGACAACAGTAACGATTGGGACTTAAAGCACCGTGTTGAGGGGACAGATTTTTTGCTAGACCTCGCCGCCGAAACCTACGAGAACGTTAGAAAAGTTGAATGAGCCACAGGAATGGTCAATACGCATACCGATGCGCCCCTTCACCATTAACGCCGAACGCAGGATGCACCACATGGAAAGAGCGCGTCATGTTCGTGAGTGGAGGACGCTGTCTGCGACACTGGCGAAACGGAAAAGGATACCGGCGCTAACCGCCATCCACGTTCATTCGCATCCTCACCTGAAAGGGCGACTGCAAGACGCCGACGCCTGCCATCCAGCAGTCAAAGCAATCATTGATGGGTTGGTGGACGCTGGCGTAATCCCTGACGACGACCCTCGGTATGTGAAGGCTGTGACGTACCACGCGCCAATTAGGGCAACCGCCGACTTTCTTGTGGTGACCGTTGTAGTCCTTGAATGACCTACTAAACCACGGTACTGTCTCCCCAACCTTTACAGAGGAGAACCCAATGGAGCAACCAGACCTTTTCAGTTACAACAACGAGGACGACGATTACCACCGTCGCCTACCGGCGCCAAGCGTGGAGGACTCACCCACGTCGGCAGGGCGCGCCAAACGCGAAGATGACTCAGGCAAGACCACAAAGCGCCAAAAAGAGATACTTGACCTTCTCGCACAGTTGGGGACAGTCGGTGGAACATGGAAAGAAGTCGGAGACCGACTTGGTTTGCACCACGGACAATCATCAGGCGCACTTTCCACGCTTCACCGCGCTGGATTGGTCTTTGCCTTGAAATCCTCGCGCGACAACTGCCAGCCCTACGTCCACGCCAAGTTCCGAGCGAACTACCTAAACGCCGCAAGAAACGACAGCCCTGCAACAACCAAATCAGGACGCAAACGCGCCGCCCTCAATCGCCTCCACGAAACAGTCTCCATCTGGTTGGCGCACCCAACCGAAGCCAACCTTGAAGCGATGCGAGAAGCAAAGAAAGACGCCGACGAGTAGACAGGGGTATAGCAAGCACGCTATAGTCGGTTGCATGAATAGCCCGTCACCCACTTACGACCCCAACTCCGACCTTGAAACTGCAAAGTCATTAACCGAAATGATGCGCGAGCACCAACAGGCAGTTGCCTCCATTGGCGTACAGCGCCGTGGCATCATTCGCCGACTCCGCACTAATTCTGTCCCCTATAAGCAAATCGCTGAGGCGTGCTCCGTCACCGACCAAGCCCTCTTTGCCGACCTGCGAAAGCACCCAGAGCAGTGAAAGCACCAATCATCCTTTGTGGCAACAGCATGGAACTGTTGCGCGAGATGCCAAATAACAGCGTTGACAGCATTGTGACTGACCCTCCGTACGAACTTGGGTTCATGGGTAAAAAGTGGGACTCATCAGGGATTGCCTACAGCGTGCAACTGTGGTCTGAATGTTTACGTGTGTTAAAGCATGGTGGGCATCTGCTCGCGTTCAGTCACGCACGCACTTATCACCGAATGGTGGTGGCGATTGAGGATGCAGGTTTTGACATTCGCGACCAAATTATGTGGGTGTACAGTTCTGGGTTTCCTAAATCGTTGAATATCAGTAAAGCGTTAAACAAACAATCTGATGTGTCCGTTGATGAGGCAGAGCAGTGGGATGGTTGGGGTACAGCGTTGAAACCAGCGCATGAACCAATCGTGATGGCTAGGAAACCAGTTGAAGGAACAGTGGCAAACAACGTGTCAAAACACGGTGTCGGTGGCATCAACATTGACGGAACCAGAGTTGCGTACCCTGAAGGCGAAGTTGACTTCAATAAAGTTCAGCGTCAGCAAGCAGACGGTTCAGGCAACATCATCAACAACGCCTTCGGCGCATCGGCTTTGGTTGGCACAGAAATAAAGACCTACAAAGAGAATGGTCGTTTCCCTGCAAACTTTATCCACGACGGTAGCGATGAGGTGTTGGCGTTGTTCCCTTTTGTGAAGTCGGGAAGCGGTAACAAGAACACAGGAAACAGAGCAGGTTTGTTTGGAAATCTTGGTGCTGGCATTGGTAACGGCATTGGTGGTGATTCTGGTTCTGCCGCACGCTTTTTCTATTGCGCAAAGGCGAGCAAGGCTGAACGCAATACAGGTTTGGAAAATCAAAACCATCACCCAACAGTAAAGCCCATCGCATTGATGCGTTACCTAGTGCGTTTGGTGACTCCTCCCAACGGAACCGTGTTAGACCCGTTTGCAGGTTCAGGCACAACGCTGGTAGCGGCAATCCTTGAAGGCTTGAGTCCGATTGGCATGGAAATGACAGCCGAGTATCTTCCGATTATTAACGGCAGGGTGGCATGGGCTTTGACTCAGCACCCCGAAATGAAAGAGGCATCCGATGGATGAGTTCACCGACTCCTCGGAGTTCTACGGCGCTGTAACGGCGTACGTTTGGAGCATCTCGGGGAAATGGCTGGTTGTAGCCTCAACTCGGGCAGATGCCCACAGGATTGCGCACAGCCGTGGCTGGTTCCTTAGGGGACAGTCCCTTTCCACCCTTGACAGCCCCTCAATCCGTCGGGCAACCCAACATGAGGTGGATACTTTGGGGATTATCCCCGAATTGCCCTAATGCTCCTATTTCTGGCAAATAGCCCTGATTGGCTTGACTGGGGTTGAGTTTCTCGGCAAAATGGAGCCATGAGCACTAACCGATTCAAAGGCGACTGCACCTGCTGTGGAAAGTCCGTGCCTGCTGAAACAGGCGCATACGAGCATGGCAGGTTGTTTTGCACCGAAACCGTCCCTGTAAGACTCACCTTGATGGAGTGCATTTGGGTTTGCGTTCCTGAGTTCAACCGTCGCTTCGGCGTCAACCTCGCCAACATGGACGAGGCTTACGAGTTTGAATTCGCCAGACGGCTGAAGGAAGACACCGAACGCCAAGAAACCATGCGTTTGCACCTTGTCAACGGTGGACTTGAGGATTTGGCAGTCAAAGCCAGCGTTAGGTCGCTTGCGCAAGTCATCGCAAAGTTCGCCAACGTTGAAGGCGACTTGAACCTTCTGACTTACGAACAAGCAGTTCTGGTTCGCAACGAACTCAACAAACGCATCCAGCGTAAAGCCAGCGCCAAGCGCCTTGAGGAGTTCAAAGACAGCGACACCTGCTCACGGTGCGGTGGAGCAGGGCGCGCCGACAAATGGTCACAAACTGGATACACCTGCTACCAGTGCGGTGGCTCAGGTAAATACTTCAACGAAGGAAACACAAAATGAACACATCCAAAGTCACTAGAGCGTTACGCAAATCATCCCTGCCTGAATACAAGGTGCTTGAAAAGAACCGTAAAGGGCTTCCTGTTCGGGAACAAGACGGTTGGCAACTTGAAAAGCGTGAAGACGGGATTGTGGTTAAACACAGCGTCTTGAACGCTTGGTGGTTAGTCATGCCCGAATTTACCCATCCAGAACGAACAACCGAAAACTATGCCAAGTACATCGTTTGGCTT